TGTTAATCGATTGACAGGAAAACTCTTCAACATCTGGAGGTCGGCTGAGAAATCGATTCTGTCCAAATGGGTAGCGGAAGTAAATTCCAATTTTGTTTATGATGGTTCGACAGTCTCACGATCTTACACAGATGTAAATAGCCTATCGTCTGTCGGAAAAGCCATGTCCTATCAGAGCGATGTATGCGAATGCGTCTCTGCGCAAAGCACTCTTGCGAGAGAAGGGTACAGCAATGTATTATTGATATTTTTCCAGCTTACCGCTAGGCGTTTCATTGACGACATGTACCAGACAGGTATTGGACAGAAGAATTGTGTTCAGGTCTTAGGTGTCGAACGCCAGTTTCTACCGCTAGAGTGCGGAGGATTTCCTTTACTCACAAATGTGGAGCTTCTTTCCGGACCCATGGAAGCACACTACTTCAAAGTTTATAGATTTGGCAATCCCTTGGAAAAGAATGCACTGGTGAGCGTGTCTTGCCCTGATGATCTGTCTAAGTATCAAGTATTCTCGGACACAGATTACGAAGCAGACCTTCCCGGGTTGTCACGTGTCGGAATCAGCTTCTCAATAAGGATGATCTCAAAAGTGGACAAAATCAGACTCCATCTAGAAGCAGCAGGTTTTTCTAAAGAAAAGGTAGCAGAAACATTGGATGAAAACATATACCTGCCATTTGTGAACCCTAAAGATCCACATCTTCTCTGTACCAAAATTGCTAGCAAGGTTTATTCTTTCAGCTCCCAGTTGTCTATGTCGTACGCATCAGATTTCAGCAACTTGGTGAGAATGGCAAAAAACGCATCATCTCAGTGCTGTTACTTGGGAAAATATGACCCGGATCAAATGGAGTTTAAGACATTCTCCGAATGCGCCAAGCTGATGATATTGAAAGAACACGAGAAAACATCTTTCGAAGCCTTTGAGATAGAGTTCAGACTGTCCATCTTGGAAAGTCCGAAAATAGCCGAATTAGATAGATTTGCCTCTTCCTCCACTCTGTTGTCAGTAGGGATAGGGAAGCAATTTCAAAATGGGTCTTATAAGAATAGGTGGCAAGATCTTTCTACGGCCAAGTTCAATCTCCGAACGAAGAATAGTCCTTCTGATGTTTTGATGTATCTGTGGTTTCCGGATGCCAAGGACGGCCAAATGCTAAACATAAAATCATCGTCTCATGTATCACGTGATTTTTCTCGAATTCAGAAAAGATTTCCATATCTTAGAGAATCACTTGACGATACATGTTTCGAGCTCTTTGGTACTGTTGATCAAGAGAAAAGAAAGACAGTGTTCAATCTCCTTATGACCGCTCTAAGAAAATACTCAAAAGGAAGCTCTCTAGTTAAAACTTCTATTGGAGCAGATACTTATGACTCGTCTTTTTTATCCGATCATTTTTCAAGGACCATTTGCGACGGCAGAGTATATACAATAATGGATACGCCGTTTTTGAACGATCTAACAATGTCAACATTCAGCACTATAGGCAAGGACGATAAAGACACATCTGAAATAATCAGAGTCATGAGCTCGATCGCGATTTATAGCAAGAAACGCATTAAGGACATTTATGGGTCTTCGACAGACGAAAATGCAGTTGCAATATTTATAGAACAAGTAAACGACCTCTTCCGCGGATCAACGATTCCTGAAGTGAAGAGGCTTAGATCAGGAGACAACTCTTTCAAAGATTTTCTGGACTCGTGTGATATATCTAGAGTCTTGTTAGGTCTTTCATCATTCACATTGTCTCAAGCTTTCGTAACTCTAGGGGTGTTGTTTAGCAATCGCCCATACGAATATCACGACTGCGAGAACGCTTACAATTCTGGTTATAGCTTCTGTTATTTTGCATCAAAAGCAACAATGTCAAAAGGGAAAGTGAGAGGGTACAAAGGAACGGAAGACGTAGATTTCGGAGTTATTAAAGAACAAAATCTATTCAGGTTCACCAGGAAGGGTGGAATATCTCGTCTCAAGATTCCGTTTCACAAATGTGACTCCACATATGATGTCACAGATGTGGTGAAATTGGTGTCGTCGTTCACAGAGAAGAATAGAACAACGTGCAACCCCATAGAAGTACTGTCTCGCAACCTGCAGACAGATTTATTTTCGGTCGACCCGGGAGTCAATAGTAGCAATGCCTACATAGTGTTGAAACAAGCAGGAAGTTCTCTCAAAGCAATATTGACGCCCGGTCGTTATGTAAGATCTGGCGACCAAATCCTGTCCTGGATTGTAAAACTTGCGGATTCCACTGTTCAGAAGAAGAAAGAGTTGCTGAGATTCGATGCGGAAAGTGTGTTCTTAGAGCCGGATTATTTAAATCTTTCTATAAACATTCGCAACACTAGAACCAGTGCATATTCTGTTCGAGACGGGTTGTTCTCATCGCGCGATGCAGTGTTTTTCATTCCTCCCAAAACAGCCTTTGCTAGAGAGGTTGCAGGAACTCTAAGCAACAGACTGTATCGAAAGCAAGGTCATGTTCTAGGTTTTAAAGATATAGAAGACTCTTTGGATTTTGAATTAGATAGTCACTATTGGAGAATGGTCTATATGAAAAGACACCCTGATAGATTGTCTCTACCTGATGAACCAGATCCAGAAACAGAAGAAGAGGGAGAGGAGGAGGAGGTTGAGCGAGAAGAGTCCTCTGACGAAGATTTCGACCCAGCAGATTTTGATGTCACTCCGGGCGATGTGTTCGACCTTCCTGAGGATATCGTGTCTGTTCATGTGCGAACTAGAATCAACACATATAAGCCGTCTTTGAAGAAAATGTTAGTTTCTGGCCAAGAAGTGGTGCTGCAAGAGCTAGTAAAAAACGTTTTTTCTAGACATGTTAGGGAAGATGTTGATAATTATGGAGGATCAGCGCTTTGGGTTTACAAAATGTTTGCAGATCTTGCGTTTTATGAGTTGGCGGAAACAAAATATGAGGAGTATGATGGATTCACAATAAAGGACTTCAAAGATGCTCTGGCCAGTCCGGACCTTGGCATACGTCAAAATGCTGCTAAAAAACTCAAACGATTTAAACTCACAGTGCTGATTTATTACCTGTCGTCTGCGAGTTTTCAACTGCCTAAGAAGATTAAAGGGTTCAGATTCTTTTCTGCTTTGGTGCAAGATCTCGGGGAAGAACGATTTCCATTTATTTCTTACACTGATGCGGACCTTCAATCTGCTTACAAAGTGGCATCTGAGTGAAAGTAACGCTGAGTTCTCATCTCTTGGTTTAAGACGGAGCATTCCAGAGGACGGTCTGTTTGTACAAATTCCAGTAGTCTTTCCCGTAAGAGAATCCTACATGCTCGGTAAATTCCTCATCTGCACGTTCCTTACCAAGACGATTCACACGGAAAGTCATCTCGCACAATCTGTTCGGCACTGTTCGATTGGTGGAACCAAACTTGGAGGCATGACTCACATCAAAAGTTCCAGCTTCAGCATCGGAGAAGCGCCCCTCATGAATAGTGATCTTCGGGTTCAATGGAGTTCGTTTGGCAACATAGTCCTTTGTTATGGCGATAGCACGACTTTCAGCATCTGGATGATTCGACACAGGGAAATGCCTGAAGTAGAGCACGTCCTTGACCTCTGCTCGTACACAGAAGAAAATCCTGCGTGAGTCCCCATCATACAAGGCTTTTGCCTCAGATTCTCTGATGTCTTTGATGTGTCGCG